CATACCTTACTTTCTTCTGGCACTCAGACAAAACAAGAGCAGTCTGTTTTTCAAGGCCACTCCTGTACTTGGCTTTAAGGTGTTGCCTTTTAGGTTTAGGCATCGTCTTCTTCTGGGATAGTCTCATTTTCTAGTGCCTGTTTAAGTTTGTCTACTAAAAGAATACCCATGTTAGACATACTAGCTAATTGAAACTCTAGCTGTCGCTTCATTTTTGCGCTATATTGTATCTCTGTTAACAAAGAAAGCTGTGTTTCGTTAAAGTCTTCTGAGTCGTATTCAATATCGTTTAGTGTCACTTTAGCCATTTACATTTTCCTCTTTCAGTTTAGTGTAGTGCACCATAGGTGCTGTTAGTTTGCCTTGATAGACTCTTGATGGTAGCTTTTGATAGTCAGGCCAACAAGCTTTCTTGAATGAACACCAGCCACACTCTCTGCATAGCTTTCTGTTACCTGATTCTTTCTTGCGATAGGTCTCAGGTATGTCTGTGTACTGACGCTCAAGTGGTTCATCGTTCTCTAGGTAGTCATACGTTTCACGCATCTTATCTAAGACTACATCAACGTCTACGTTCTTGGCTGAGACGTACTTGTGATGGCCGTTAGCTTTGTTGACTACCCACCAACCCCCAACCTTCTTACCTGCTGCTGTAGCGTAGCCTACAAGCTGTGCTACGTAGCCGAAAGGATCATTAGCTTGTAGTGTCTCAAGGTCAACAAACTTTTTAGTGTAGGAGTGATCAGATGCAGACTTGATGTCATCCACTCTGCCTTCCATAACTAAGTCATACTCTCCTCTGATTGGGCGTCTGCCACCACCTAAGTCTAAGTTCACAACATCGTTGTCTTTAAACTTGACACCTGCTGTACGCAATATACCTTTGAATATCGCCTCAACTATATCACCTAGCATCATGTTCATCATAAACTGTTCAGGTAACGGTTCTTTCTCTTCTGGTCTATTCTTTTCAAACCATAGTTGACATATAGGGCGTCCAATGTTTGACATTCTAAGTTTAAACTTATCACGTGGACCCCCGTTGAACTGCTTGTCTAAGCCTTCTTTGACATCAGAGGCAACCTTATCAATGATTGCCTCCGACATACTGGACTTGCCTAGAGTAGCATCCCGCATCAACTTCTTGATAGGAAGTTCAGCGACATGATTCATATCCATATTAGTATGGAGCCTCCTCTACTTGTACGATAGCATCAAGCACGTCAGGTGAGATAGCTACATCAGGCTTGTTTAACTTCTTCCACTCGCTAAGAATGTAATCATTAGAGTTGTCTATGTAGTCAACAAAAGAACGAAGTGTATCTTGATCATCGTCCTTCATAGATACCTTAGACCCCAGTGATGCCACCACAGTAGCGTAACTATTAGTAGACATCTTTTCTTTCTTAGATGTAAGCTTGATAGTATGCTCAATAGGTAACAGCTTCTTAGCGGTTATCTCCTGTAGTGCAGCGTCCATAGACTTCTTGCTTTGGAAGTTTTTAACGTAATACACAAAGTCAATCTCACCATCGTAGCCTTGCATAGGATTACCTTTAGCATCAAAAGGTTTGTTCATTGATACCTTACCAAACAATACTTTAGAGTTCTTCACACTGCTTTGACGGGCCTTGTAGTCTTCATCTAAAGCAGCCCATTCTTCTGGTGTCCTGTACTTACTATCTCGGCCTAGATTAAAAGTACCCCTACTATCCTTCAAGTCACCCTTCAGTTTAGTAACCATGACTGTGCTGTGTGATCTACCTATGTCAGTGTCGAACTGCGTCCACTGCTGCCGCTGTGCAAATAAACGGATGGATACAGATCGACTATACACCTCGTTACCTTCACCATCTTTGAGCTTGTATGCTCCAAGGGGTACTACAACCTTCTCTTCTACCTCGTCATCGACAACATGTTCAACCATGATAGGTGCTTGCACCTGATTCAACATGGGTATCTTTGGTGCAGAGGAAGTAGAGGAATCCATTTCTCCGAAACCCATTGCCGCTGCCAAGTCTGATCCAGCGAAGTTAGTACTCAACTCATTGCTCATTATATATCCTTTCTGAGCTTTAAACGAACCGTAGTTATACCATTATACATCAACAGTGTCAAGCCAATTCGGTCCTATCTTGGCCTCTAAAAGTAAGGGTACATTCATTTCTACCCCATAGTATCTGTTGATGATTGCATCTAGGTTCTCATTAACATCGTCAATAACACCTAGCACCTCCTTCTCTTCTTGTGGGTGTATGTCTATCACCGCTGAGTCATGAACACTGTTCACCAGCCGTGATTGTAAACCTTTGAGCCTGTTATCTATCTCAAGTAGTACAACAGGTACAACATCACCAGTAGCAAACCCTTGCACTGGATAGTTCTTAATTCTAGTGAAGTTAGTAGGTGTGCCATTAGCTCTGCGATGTGTGCCGGGAAAGGCATACTGCCTACCTGACACATTGGTTATCTTCTGTAGTCGTATAGCCTCACTGCCTAGCTTCTTGTGCCACTCACCTATACCCTCATACTTATCAAGGAAGTGGTGGTAGTATGCAGCTTCAGCCTTAGTTCTGCCAAACCCTGTCGCACCAAAGAGAGGAGCGAAAGTGTGTTCTTTGGCTGCTTGCCTAGTCGTAGGCTGTCCTGCATCAGTAATGATCTGTGCAGTGTAAGAGTGTACATCAAAGCCTGTATTGATCTCTTCCATAGCTACAGGGTCTTGTGACAAGAATGCCGCAGCCCTAAACTCTAGCTGTGCAAAGTCAGCTTCCATAACCTTTCCACCTTCCCATCGTGATATGAACACACGCTTAACTGGGAACGTCCCACCTCTAGGCATATTCTGCATGTTAGGCTCACGTCCAGAGAACCTGCCTGTAGACGTAATGTGTTGCGTTAATGACACATGTAGTATATCATCTGGCTTGGTGTAGGTTTCAATACCGTCAACAAAGCTTGACAGGTAACTAGATACAGCATTGAGTCTCTTTAAGTCTTCAAGAAACTTAACAGCTACATCCATGCTGTTATCTATCGCTGTTGCCCTAAGAATATCTAGTACGTCTTTTCCTGTAGAGAAGCCACTAGCACTAACCCAAGAAGCATTAGGAGGGAAGAACCCAAACCCAGCCATACGAGATTGCTTCTTAAGTTGATATCCTCTGGCATCACAGTCCTTACATTTGTTGGGTCTTGCATACTTACTCCCATCTTTCTTTACTTTGTACGTTTCTGCATTACCTTCACAAGTGGGACAAGTGAACGCCTCAGTGCGATACAGAAGATCACTGTTAGCATTAATTATCTCCTTTAGTTCGCTCAACTTCTTGCAGTTATCAAATAGATTAGGCCAATCATCTTTTGAGTGGGGCTTACGACTAAAGATTACCTGAGACATCTGCTCTGGACTGTTCAAGTTAACAGGTGTGTCACCCATAACCTCACGTACCTGCATCTGTAAGCGTGATTGTATAGCACCTCGCTCTTCTTCGTACTCTTTACGCACTGCATCAAGAGCCTTACGATCTACCTTCATACCTGTCTGCTTCATACGGGTGAGTAGCTTACATACATTAAATGTAATGTCTCTCACTTTGATAAGGCTTGCTGACTCAGGCGCAGAAAAGTCTGCAACCTGTGCGTGAAACAGTTCAGCAGTGGTGTTGCAATCAGCCTCAAGATAAAAAGTCAATTCTGATAATGGTATCTCATCTGTATTGTACCCATCCTTGAAGTACTTCTTTAGGGTGTCATCCTTTTGGAACTCAAGGTTTCTACGTATAGCTGTGTTACCTAGAGACATAGATATCTTTTTAGCTACGCCATTGGGTGTGATCTCTAGGTTGTTTCCTCTGAGTAATATACTTTCAGCTAACATGGTGTCCCATATAGGCCCATCATACTTAAAGCCGCACTCCCACAGCCAAGCTAAGTCATGCTGTGCGTTGTGCATGATGAGCAAGGTAGTGTGATCTAATATCTTCTGTATACGTCTAGCTTCAATTCCTGACTGATCAACGTATTCCTTGTGCTGAAGATCAAACGTTTGTGTCTCATCTCCATCATCCACATCACGTACACCCACATTAACTAAGAAGTTGTTAGGCTCCCAAGGGTCTAGGAATAACTTGTTGTTCCTCTTCTGTGTTGTATTCTCAACATCTAATACAAACCGCATTGTAGTCCTTTCATTAGGCTAGGTACTGTGACCTGCCCCCATCTAACTCACAATGGACAACCCCATGCCATCCACCTTTTAATTTATTCTTAGCTACATTGATGTGTCGCTGGTTGTCATCGTCATCACCCTCAGTAACTTGGTTCTTAGCTATCAACAACATGAGGTCTGCCTCTGCTGCCTTGCCTGTCTTACTACCTTCCAACATAGACTGATCAAGGTATACTTTATCTTGTGCATCAGCAGACAACTGACTCATCCATATGATAGCACAGTTATACTTCTTCGCTATGTTACGAGCATGAATAGCAGCAGCCTTGAGGTACACGTCTGATTTGTCACTGCTCTTTACAGCAAACTTATCACCCATGTCAAGTACAACTATGTCGGGCTTACTATGCTTAATGATGTTCTCTACCCAACCTAAGTCTTTACCTGTGCTATCAAACATGCTGATTTTCTCACGCACCTTCTTGTACCTAGCTGCAGCTAATGCATAGTTAGACTTGATCTCATCTGTATCCATACTGGCAGCAGCGCACAGGTAGCGTTCAGCTACACGTACATACTCTTCCTC